ACAAAATCAACAGAATCAAATGAGTTGTGATAATTGCCGAAGCACTCTAAGAGTCCCACAGTGCGCGGATAATCTAATAATGGGAACAGTAGCAACAGCTAACCCTGTTTATGTTTACTTTGAGAGCATTGGAACTCAGCGACTAAACAGATACGAGGCTACCCCTGTAGCGGGAATAGTAACAATTAACACTCCAGAACTAGCAGCTCACACTTCCTATAAGATTTGGATTACCGAGCAAAGTTCTGAACAACAGAGCGAAGGCTTGACGATTACACTACCAGAAGACGGGGGCACTACGGATGTTGATTGCTATTTGTTAAGATTTAGCAAACCCCAAGCAGGAAATTACACCACAATAAGAGTAGAATTATAGTGACAGATAAAGAACAACAGATACTAGAGGCTAAATTGCATGTGATACGCCACACACGCATGATGATTCGGATATTATCACAGAGAAAGATAGGTCAGCATCCAGAATTAGCCCGTTACCGCCAAGGAGCGTCTGTATTTGTTCGTTCGAGCAATCATTTCTTATGATTAACAAGTTAAGAAGCATTTTTATAGGTTGGTACAGATACCTATTTACAGACTCAAAAGCCTTAATAAAGGAGCGCACTAATCTATGCAAGAGATGCCCTATATCTCAAAAGAACGGTAAGTACTCAGGCTGGTGCAGAGTTGCTAATGGAGGGTGCGGATGTTATCTTAATGCCAAGAGCGCATTTGAAGAGGAAAGCTGTGATTTTGGTGTATGGGGTCCTAACTTTACAAGTGAAGAAAATTTAAAGCAACTGATAGATAAATAATGCAATACGTAGTCTCAGGAACTAAGTACGACCTATCTTATAAAGAACTAAGGGAGTTGTATCACAAATATCTGTTATACACAGACGAAGAGTTTAGAAAAAACCTACCCGAAATACTGCACACAGCATGTGTGATATGTTACCTTAAAGAATCGGGCAATGAATCCACACTAAGCGACAAAGGAGTAATACACCTACTTGTTCATCAACTACACATACCAGAAGAACCCATAGAGAGCTTACAAGAGGCGCGTGAATCGTTCAAAAACATTTGTAAACTAGCCTAATGAAAGGATTCGAGAACCTATACCACAAGTTCACCGACAAAAAGGGACGCAAGTACTACACGTTTGCATCTGGAACAATGCCTTTTGTGCGCTACCAGCAACAACGTGAATTTCACAGGTGGCTACAGATAGGCCAAAGTGAGGCAGAGTATTTAGGTTTAATAGATCACGGCGCAGCTTCACTGACGAAAGGCGTTAAAGGCTTAACCACCGTCTCTAAGGTAATGAACGAGCTAAAGTTTAGGGTAAACACCATTAGACCACAATTAGTGTATCAAATGATGGCCGTTTCGATAGTTAGGGAGGATGAAAACCCGTTAGGCTTCCACAAAGAGATACAAGACGAAAAGGTCGAGATGATCGAAAAGGACATGACGGAAGACATGCAGTTTTTTTTTGCCTTGAAACCTTTAATGCCATTGTTAAGCAAACCACCACATACGAAGCAAAAATTTCAAAACATCTTGAGAAACTTGGATCAGGTGGAGATAAGCAGGCAGCGGATAGATTTAATGTTAGGGCGTCGCGTCTCGCCAACATAGACGCGGATACTAGCCTAAATATGGCTATAGTACAAGAAGACCTAGATCAGTACGAGCGATTGATACAGATGCCTATTAGGGAATACACCCTTAGGGTTAAGTCATTTGTTTCAAAGTGCGTAAGAGACAAGGAGCGTGAGGCCCGTATGAAAGCTAAACTGAGAAGCAGAAGATGAAAACCAAGCTACTTAAATACCTTTTATCGATACTATCGCGCCACTCGTCGAGAGACTTGGCACTTAGGTTTATCAGTAACGACAATACTAAATACTACGGATTCAAAGACAAACCACCTCCAATTCGACACGCACGCATTCAAAGAAATTATCAGCTATTAGTAAGCGGCTTGAGCCACGAGGACTACAGCGCGACACTTGATAAGATTGTTGATAACTTAAAGTACGGCATTGAGTTAGCGAACAAAAAGAAGAAAAATATACAGCTTCAAGTTGTCTTTGCTTTGCTGTTTGAACTTCAAGAGCGTGCAAGTGAACCAAACATTAACGTTATACTAGACATGTTGGCTACGACCTTGGTGTTAGAAGATGAAGACCCGTCCAAGATCGACAAGGCAACACACGCCAAAAAAGTAGACCACCTTCTAGAGATACTAAATAGCAATCCAGAACAGTTAATTAGACTGCCAGAGTACCGTATATTTTACGACTCAGGCATATCGGGAGAATTACTTGCTGAGGTACAGAAACGCAGCAAATTGACTAACACACAAATAAATGCTATCTTAGCGCATAACTAAATTATTATTATAGAGCGCATCATAGGGCGAGTTCAGCCACCGAAGCAACAGGCTAAACCCTAACGATGAGCGAATTAGTTTTACAGATATGCGGAGATGCTGAATGTTTAAGGCAAGACCTAAACAAAGCAGGTCAAAGCGCAGAGAAATTTGCAGACAACACCGAGAAAAAGGTAACAGGCAGACTAAACGGCGCGTTTAACAAGTTGGGGAGTACAATCAAGAACAACTTACTTCCTGTATTTGCTATTGGCGGGTTGATCGCTGGAGTAAGTAGAGCGGTAAAAGAGGCTGTCGAGATCATTAATAAGTTTGACACCGCTGTAGCTGAATTGAGCGCTATTACAGGAGCCACAGGTGAAGACTTAGACTTCTTCAGGCAAAAAGCTATTGGCTTAGGCCCGCAATTTGCAAAGTCTGCCACCGAAATTGTTGATGCATTTAAGCTCGTTGGTTCTGCGCAACCACTACTTCTTGATGATGCAGACGCTCTTGCCAAGGTAACGGAGCAGGCATTATTACTATCTCAAGCGTCAGGTGATGACCTTGAAAAGTCCGTTGGATCACTTACCACAATTCTAGCACAGTTTAACGAGCCAGCCGAGAGAGCAGGAGAAATTGTTAATGCACTTGCTGCGGGGTCTAAAGCAGGAGCCGCCCCAGTAGATCAATTAGCGGAAACACTCAATAGGTCTGGTATTATCCTTGGCCAGAGTAATGCTAGCACGGAAGAGGCTATTGCATTAGCTGAGACGCTTGCGGATAAGCAATTAACTGGAGCTGAAGCGGGAACTGCCCTAAACGCTGTCTTCAATAGATTGAACGCAGCAGAAGCGCTACCAAAGGACACTATACAAAGGCTTGAAGCAGCTGGGGTAAACCTCGACATATTAGGGGATACAACCTTACCAGTAGCAACTAGGCTTAGGGAGCTTAGTAAGATTGCCAACGATGGCACAACACAGTTTAAGTTATTCGGTGAGGGCGGTCAAAAGGCGGGAGCAATCCTACTTCAAAACGTAGATAGATTTGAGAAATTAACAGAGGCAGTAACAGGAACCAATACCGCAGTTGAGCAGGCCGCAATAGCAAGCCAAACACTAGAATTTCAAACAGCTAAGACAGACGCCGCTTATGAGTCTTTAGTCTTGTCATTAGACAACGGTACAGGTCCGCTAACTGAAACCTTGGTAGGATATGAAAAGCTAAAACAGTCTCTATTTGAATTTCTAACTACCGCAAACGATGCAACAGCCAGCAATCAACAGCTTTTAGAATCACTAAATAGTTTCACGGCAACATTCGAACGCTTTTCAGGGGGATCAGGAGTGTTAAGCGAAGCAGAAAAGCAATTAGCAGGGATTAACGCGACTCTGGATAAGTACGTAGAGAAAACGGCAGAGTCTGTATTTGCGACCGAGGACCTAGCTATAGCTTCAGGCGCTAGCGCAGAAGAAATAAAAGCCGCATCCGAGCAAACCACGGCAAACATTGAAATAGAGCGCCAAAAATACAAGGAACTTCTAAACCAAGTACTCACAACAAGCGGCGCAGAGAGAACACGTGCAGAAAACTCTTTAGAATTACAGCAAAAAGTAGTTGATGCTATTCAAGCAGAGGTGGATGCAAGGGAGCAAGCTAGACAAGACGCAATATCCAATCTTCAAACAGGAGCTTTTGCGGGATTAACCACGGTAATACCACCAGAAGAGGAGGTTGCAGACACTTCAAAATCTGACAAACAAAGAGAAAAGCAAGCTAATGAACGGAGAAAACTTGAAGAGAAGCTAGCAAGTTTACGAGCGAACGCACTAGAGGACGAGAGAGAGCGTGAATTAGCTTTACTTGAGTTGAGCTTCCAGAAGGAATTAGAAGCAGTTGAAAAGAGCGAGGAAGGTAAAAAATTAGTACGTGAGAAGTTTGCGCAGGATCAGCTAGACATTAATCGCAAGTTTGACGAGTTAGGCGTAGAACAAAACGCATCTGCGGCAGAATTTGAAGCTGAACAACGTATCAGAGCAGCCGAGGAGCTTACAGTTGAGTTAAACAGAATCGAGTTAGACAGGCTAGAACAGAGAAGACAGGTATTACTAAATGCTGGTCTTTCAACGCAAGATGTAGATGCTCAAATATTAGAGCAACGTAAAACTTTAGCGGAATCAGAACTAGAGTTAGAAATTAGCAAGATCAATAAAAAGGCCGAGCTAGAGACGCTATCAGCTACAAACACCTTAACGAACGCAGAAGAGTTAGCAGATGCAGAGCTACAGATAGAAATCGAGAAGCTGGAAGCCATTATAGCTGCACGCAAGGCCGCTGGCGAGAGTACAGTACAGGCAGAGCAAGAACTAGCTAACATAAGACTAGGCATAAGACAACAAGAGGTAGCGCGTGAACAAGAGATTACCCAAGCACGTAAGGACGCAGCGTTAGAGCTTGCAGGAACTTTACGTGATATTGCTATAGCTTCTCTACAAGCACAAACAGAAGCGCAAATAAACTCGATTGAAGAGGAAAAGGACGCCGAACTAAAAGCTATCGACGAGAAACTAGAAGCGGAAAACCTTAGCGAAGCTCAAAGAGAGCAGCTCATACAGCAAAGAGAGCGCATTGAACGCGAGGCAGACGAGAAAACTAAAAAACTACAACGCGAACAAGCAGAACGCGAGAGGGCAATTGCAACGTTTGAGGCCCTTATTAATGGTGCTGTAGCATTTACCAAAGCGTTAACGGTCGATCCTACTGGTATTTTAGCGGGAATTACAGCGGCGCAGACACTTGCACAGATAGCACTTATTAACTCACAACCACTGCCTGAGTTTGCCAAGGGTACTAATTATTCTCCTGAAGGTATGGCGCTTGTTGGTGAAGAAGGACCAGAGATTGTATATTTGCCTAGAGGTTCACAGGTAAAAACAGCCTCAGAAACACGTCGTATTATGAGACAAGGTGTATCAGGCTCTCGAATCACTAACATGATGGACGAGCACCGACAAAGAGAACTATATCTTAAATACGAAACAACCAACAACGTACAAAAAGGATCAGGCTTTACGGATAGCAACCTACTGAGAAGCGAGAGACAAACACAGCAAGCAATATACCAGATAGGTGATAGAATCGTAGATCAATTGAAAAAATCTAACTACAAAGGAAGGGGTAACGTGTGAGAGCAGAGTTGTATTTAGACGGCATGCTGATGCAGGGTTATCTTAACTGGCGTGACCCGGCATGCTGATGCAGGGTTATCTTAACTGGCGTGACCTAAGCAAGCAAATCAAGCGTAATGATACTCTAAAGGTGTTTACCGTTCAACAGGTAGGGCCATTGGAGTTAGGCGACGAGGCTGCTAAATATATGCGTGACCAACGCACCGCTTTAGGAGCTTGCGGCAAGGTAGATGTTGAAATTATCCTACGAAAGGACGACACCGAGGCTTATAGTGCAGTTAAAGGAGAGGTTGAGTTGTTTACTATTGACTCATTTGTAGAGGACAACTCATCGGAAAAGCAGTTAACAGTAGAGCTTAAAGATGAAGGTTTCGGCGCTAAAATTGTAGACCAACAGAATAAAGAGTTTTTTATTGGTGAAGGTATCGATATAAACGGCGGCACATTCACGCCTAGCACTCCAATTGAGTTGCAGACGTTTGACCCTAGTGATAACAGTAATTTAGCTGGAAAAGTAAAAGCATACGACCTAAAAGATTGTTTTACGGATTTGGTTAAAGCGTTATCAGAGGACACAATTAACTTTGAATCCACATGGTATGATAATCTACCAGACGATGAGCGTTATTGCGTCACAACGGGCCTAAATATGCGTCAGCAGTCATGGCAAGACCCTTACATCTCACTACAAGACCTATTTGAGAACATTTCTAAGAAGTACAATCTATGGTTTTTCGCCATTACGATAGACAACGTATCTACATTGAGGCTTGAGGAAGAGTCATTTATTACCCAGTCAGCTACGGTTCGCCTTGATGACGTGCGTGCTATCCAAAGAACAACAGACATACAACGCTTTTATTCTAACGTAAAGGTAGGCTCAAGCGATGCAGATAAGGATCAGGTCGGCGTACAAGAGCTTACGCCAGTTTACGACGTAATGAGCGACTTTCCATACATTCCGCTTATCACACACGTAGAAGAAACATGGAACGTAGAAGGGCAATGCACAGGCGGTACTTCATTGGAGTTGTTTACTGATTGGGTTATTGACCACAATCTGATCTCTAAGGCCATAATTGACGGAGACGAGGACAAGGACGATGACATTTTTATTGTTCAGTACGATCAAAATACACTTAAAGCCTCATCAGAGCGACTTACAGACCCTGTAACGGGAGGTCCGTACATCTATAACCCTGAGCTTATAAACATTCGTGTAATCGACAGATATAGGTTGCAAGGCAACATTACTAACAATTTTGTACAGACTACCGACAAGTTTTTGGTTGGCACAACCAATACTTTTGGGCCTTTTGCGGTCAGTACAGAGTGGAACCCAACAGAGTTGGACGTTGATTCACCACTGCCATTCTTCAATGATAACTCACGATGGGACACGGTAGGCTATGACTTCACGGTACAGGAAACGGGAGTTTATAGATTTCATGGTGAATATTTTGTAGATGTAACAACAAATCCAGGTGCTCCAGAGACCATTACTTTGACAGCAATTGTCCAGCAAATCACCCCAGCAGGCGAAATAGTTTCCAATACTTTATTAGCTATTGGGCAGCAAGTGGCCGCTAATTTAGTTTTTAGTTTGGATTGGCAAGATCAACCAGCATACCTAAAAAAAGGTAACACAGCACAACTACGACTCGTAGCAACATTGACGGGCGCTCCGTGGTCAGCTACTTACATTGCATCTTCAGGCGGTTCTGATACATTCTTTGAGCTTCGTAATACGGTAACAGCAGGAGAGGCCACAACAGACCAAGAGGCTTCAGAATACTTTGCTATTAATTACCAGTTTGAGCACGCTATAGACGAGACATTATGGCGAGATATGGAAGAAAACCCCGCTAGACAGATACAGGTATTTAACGATGTTGAGTTTGGGCACGCTAAAGTGCTCGGAGCATGGCCGCAAGAAATAACAAGGAACCTAATAACAGGAGAAACAACATGGCAACTAATATCAAACGAAACAGAAACACCGTTCTCTTAGTGTTGGTGATGGCATTATTTGCCGCATGTGACAAGGATACTCCTAGATATGTTCATGCGACCGTAACAACAGACGTAAAATTGGATCAACTGACAATATTTAACGACCAACACACAGCATTTAGTGACGAGCTACGCGGCTCTAAGTCTATTGTGTTGTTTGAAAATGCCCAATACCACATACAAAGCGAATCAACGTTAAAGGATTCAACGCAACATATTGAAATACTGCTGAACTTCAACGGGTTATTCCGCAGACAGATTTATAGCACGCACATTGAAGACAATAAATTGGTACTAAACACTACTATATCAACTAGCAAATACTAAAATTTCACTATCTTTATAGTGTTGTGTAACAAAATGTTAGCACTCATAACTTAAAGCAATGATTTACCTAAGAAACCAAGCGTACCCTTTTGACATAGCTGCGGATGAGTGTGATTGTTGCGATGAGAATGACATCGATCAGTTAGTTAATCAGAGCGACGTAACGCAGTTCCAGAACCTTATCGACATTTCGGGATTTGCTCCACAGGTGGTTGATGATCCATCGTTCAGTCTTACGGTTGGTGGTGGCAGTCCTTGGACTATTGTAAGTCCCACATGGACGGTAGGCGGTGGGCAACTATGTAAGGTGCTCAACGGCGCGGCCAGTGCTTCAACATCATTTCAAAACGGCGTTTTCGTAATAGGCAACTACTATCAGGTTAATGTCTCGGTAGATTCTTTGAGTGGTGGAGTTTTTGACCTTACGTTAGGAGGTAATGCATTTGAGATTAGCGCTATAGGTGATTACACATTCTATATCCAAGCCTCAGCGGACGGCGTTCGGGTGTTTGGTGACGACGATGTGTTAGGGTGCTTAAGTCGCGTAGATGCGTACGAGGTTTTTCCTCAGCACACAAAGATACTTATAAAGGATTCCACAGGAACGGTAATAGAGCAGTTGAATATCACAGACAATCCCGACGCATTTGAAATCATTGACAATAGTATCACTAACTATATTGATTGGACTCAACTAGGAATCGACGAGGGGTGTTATACGATTTGCATAGCAGACCCTAACATAAATTCAGGTGGTCAGAACTTCCTGTATAATAACAGCTTTGATATAGACGGCTTTTCGGGTGATGAAAATACTACTGGTTGGCTCTTGACTAACGGTACTGTAGGAACATGGCAAATTACGGGAGGTGGATTAGAATATAATTCTAGCGGCGCTGGCGACATTGGTCTAGCTGAACATATATTTACAGAGTATGAAGTTGGTACATTGTATGACGTTGAGGTAGTTGTTTCGGCTGTCACAGACACTCAGTTAAGCGTTAAGATTGGAACCGTAGCAGGTCCGTCAATTAACGCAGTAGGCACATATAACTTCCAAATCACACCAGACGACACAGATTTAAACCTAACAACACTCACAGCAGGCGCAGGAGCTACGGATATAACGATTGACTCGATTACAGTAACTAAAGCCAATACAGAGGACTACGTATGCAACGAGGAGGGACCGAGAATAAATCTAGGCAATCACCATTGCACGCACCTTGTCAACGCTTGCCATAATGGACCAGCGGCGGGCTTTAACTTTGATGGCGGGTTTTCGCCTACTATACGGCTAAAGTCTAAGATTGGTCGCGCGACATATTCAGGAACACGAGTAGCTAATAAACTTAGCAACGGCTCTTACTTAAACGTGTACTATGACCGCGATAAGATCAAGGAGTTTCAAATTGATTTCCAGCCTGAGTATGTGTACGACTTCTTGTCATTGATGTTAGGGTTTAAGTACTGGGCAATCGACGGCGTTAGACGCCACTTACAAGACGACGAATTAACACCAACCTATACAGACGGGCTAAACTGCAACGCCACGCACGTCATGAACATTATTACTCACCCGCAGCAGAATGATCCAGCTATTACATTTAGAGACTGCACAGGTCTCGCCACCTCATGTACAAACTCAAACTTCTTAGTACAGGAGGAGGACAACAGTTTATTTATAACACAAACCGATGGTGGTAAGATCATCATAAACCCTTAATTATGCCAGATAAATCACTATCACAATTAGATATCCTGCCGTCAGCACCAGAATCGGGGGATATTACTCATATTGTTAGAGCAGGTAAAGACTACCAAGGCGATGCACTTGATTTAGTTACCTACTCTAAGATTACAACACAGATCAGCTCGGCTCAATTCCTAGCGGCAGGGACTACACCTATTGAGATTCTACCAGCTCAAGGAGCCAACACGTTTATCAATCCTGTTTTTGCAGTTCTTCGAAACATTGGAGGCGGCGGCGCTTATGTTATCGCTGATTTAGCTGGAATTTGGCACTCAACAGGAACTAAGGCGCTCCATGAATTTGATTTAGCTATCGCGCAAAGCATTACAGAGTACGTAGAGCAATCGGACAGAAAACCACAGCAGAAATTTGTAGAGAACGACTCTTTAGTTTTCAAGGTTAATGGCGCTAATCCCACAGTAGGAACCAACGAATTTGAGTTAATTACATGGTACACTATACTAGACTTCAGTTAAACCATTACTTTAAGTGGTTTGCGTAAGTATTTAGTAATTAGTATATTTGTTACACACGTCTTTTAGGTGGCCTAGATTGGGAGGCCATATAGTGACCCAAGATTTTTGAATTTAATAATTTACAATCATGGGATGCGAATCATGCTATACGTGTGACGACCTCGAAGAGCAGGTGTTGAATATCGACTGTGACCCTCTCACTGGGGTAGTTCCTGAAGTCATGCTATTCAAATGTGGTGCAACACCAACAGACCCTTCAGACGATACGGAGATTAATGCTCTACTTGCTGCTGGCGACGCGGTATTGTACAAAAGCCTTAAGGTACTTGTGAATGCTCCTAGTGAGATTTCACAGGCTTCTTTGGTTGCAGGCGAAACTGACGCTGTATCTAACTATGATCGTACTATATCTTGGATTGATGGAAACGTTAATGCGTTGAACATCGATGCGTACAATGCAATGAATAGCTCTAACGGAAAAGTGTTCGGTGGAGCATTGTTGTACTACTGCGAATCGGATCAAGTAAAGTTCATTCAAGGTAACTCACGCCTTATTGGCGGGTTTAACGACGTAGAAAACGAGCAGTCAAAATGGGAGGGCGAATTGCGTTGGAGATCAAAAACTGATCCGACCTTACACGCAGCACCTGCTGGAATTTTCGGTCAATAATGAGCAAAGGAATTGTACTTTTCGCCTTTGGCGACAGGGCCTATTACAATATGGCCTACAATATGGCTTTAAGCATCAAGGCTACCTCTAAATTAAAGGTAGCTTTGGTGCATGACCTTCATAACTTCAAATTAAAGCCAATGCCAGCCGAGAATTGGGACGTTTTCGATAAGCTGGTACCTCTACAAAAAAAACACACAGATGCTGGACAGATTAAGTGCAACATGTACAAATACATGCCTTATGAGGAGAACTTGTACTTAGATGTTGACGGATGTGCATTAAAGTCCCTCGATCCGCTTATGGATGAGTTAACAGCCAAAGAAGGCTGGTTCTATACTCAAGTCAACGGTAAAGGCGGTAAATCAGACGACATACCTTACTCTATTTGGGCTACCAATGATGATATTTGGGAGTTCTTTGACTTAGAAGAGGATGCGGTATTGCCTGCAATTCAAAGCTCATACGTATTTGTTAGAAAATGCGATGAGGCCAAAGCGTTCTTCGATAAAGTAGCTAAAAACTACGATAAGAAGTTTGACAAGCGTAAGCTAACAATGAGATGGGGAGGCAGTATACCAGATGAGTTGATTTACTCAGGCACTATGGCGCAGCTAGGCATGAACACCGATGCTCATGGTGGAAGACATATCTATTTTGGATGGAAGAACAAAGAGACTATCTCCGAGGTATTCGAGGGATGGTATATTTTAGCTATCTACGGAGGGCGGCGCCTTGTTAAGGTTCGCTATAAAGAGTTGTACGACCGTCATATGCGAAACATTTGCAAGCAAATGAACACGCGACACATGTATAAGGTTGCCCCATTACTAAAGAGCAAGCATGCGAACAAGTAAAGTCATTGGCGGTATAGCTTCGCATCCAGCGAGAGAGGAGTTTCTAAAGGTTACCATTGAATCTATTATCGACCAGTTCGACGAGATTTACGTATACCTCAACAACTACAAGAAGGTTCCCGAGTTTCTAAAACACGAGAAAATCACGCCTATCTTATCCTCGGAAGCTGATGGAGATTTACGTGCCTTAGGCAAGTTCTATAAAGCTAAGGACGTTGATGGCTATTACTTTTCAATGGACGACGATATAAAGTATCCAAAGGACTATGTATCATACTTGACCAACGAAATCGACCTACACTATCGTAAGGCTGTTGTAGGCGTTCACGCTACAATCTACCGTAGACACCCTATTAAATCGTACTACCGCGACAAGTCGCGCCAAATATTTTACTGCTACGAGCGATGGAATAAGACTCAATCAGTACACATGCTAGGAACGGGAACTATGGCGTTCCACACCAACACATTGAAGTTCGATTGGGAGTTGTTCAAGGATCAAAAGAACATGCTAGACCCACAGATGGCTAGACACTTGCACTATTTGTCATTGCCGCAAATTACTTTAAGACGTAACAGAGCGTGGATTATAGAGCAAAAAGGAAGTCAGGATTTAGCTATTTGGAAAAGCGTAGCTAAGGACGACTCGGTACAGACCGATATTATCAATTCTATTCCTAAGCTACAGCACTTCCCAGCACAACGTGCGGACAGAAACAAGCTAGGCGATGCATCTATCGAGTGGAATTTATTACGATGGTTAGTTGGAAACGTTAAGGGAGGGAAGGTAGTTGAACTGGGTGCTGGTAATGCGTCTCGTGAGATTGCTAAAAATTATGACCTAACATCTATTGAGCATAACCCTAAGTGGTTAAGATCACACAAAAACACCATACTAGCCCCTATTGTAGATGACTGGTACGACGTAGACAAGATGCAGGACATTAAGAATGCAGATGTTTATTTGATTGACGGCCCTCCTGCTCGGATTTGCGACCGAGGCAAACTTATAGAGAACCTAGACCTATTTAACAAGGATGCTATATTTGTACTTGACGACGTTAACCGAGACGCTGAAATGTCATTGGCTAAGAAATTATCTAAGGCATTGGGTCGTAAGATGACGGTACACGAAGGACAACAGAAAAATTTTGCAACGATATGAAGATTATTAAGATGCGCTGTGGCGGCAAAAAGTCAGGCTGTCAAAGCACAATTATTCTACCTTATTTGAAAGCTGCGTAATGGCACTCGAAGGACAGGAAATAGAAGCGTTACTCAATCATACAATCACAGTACGTGAGGCGCGTGAAAATGAGCTAAAAAAGGATAAGAACGCTTATATCAAAGAATATAAAGCTGAGTACTATCCAAATTACAACTACATGGTTAGGCTGTATGACGCTGTGCGCATGCACTTTGATAACCGAGTAGTGCCTATGCAACTGTTCGAGAACCGCTCACCAAACCAAACCGATAAGGAAGCGAAATGGTTAAAGGCTAATTACAAGTTAATTACAGGTCCAGTAGCGATGGACTACGTTAATACTGTAGGACGTTGTTTCATACAGGGTAATTTCAATATCTCTTACAAGGCCGAGGATGACGATTTTGTAAACACTGAGACAACATACGAGCAATATGTAACTAAGGAGTACGGCCAATATGGGTCTCTGATGAACTATGCTCGTAATTTCTTGCCCACAATCAAGGCTCAGGATGCTAACGGCGTTATTGCTGTCCGCCCTAAAGACATTCCATTAGTAGAGAACGAGGATGGTGAATTGGTTGTTTCAGGTGTTGATTTGCCTGAACCACTCCCTTACTACTACGACATTAACCGAGTGGTAGGGTATAAAGACGGCGTTTACGCAATGATCGAGACGCCTGAGAAGTCAATTGTGATAATTGACAAAAAGCCAGTCAAGGACGGTTATATCTATGAGCTATATGACGATCAGTGGATTTACCGTATTATCCAAGTAGGCAAGAAAGAAGACAACGAATATAACGTAATACCGTGGTTTGAGCACGAGGCTGGGGAGGTTCCAGTTATTAAACTCATGGGCGTTGCAGGTATTGACGATAATCAGATTATTTACCAGTCCCCATTCATGCTAGGCACAGCGCTGCTAGAGGAAGCTATTTTAGATAACGGCTACTTGCAGATGATTAAGGCTAAGGTGGTGTTTCCTCATAAGATCACTTTGGCCAGCCAGTGTGAATACGAAGAAATTACTGAGGCTTACAACGTTAAATGCTCAGGAGGATATTTAAAAGGCCATACAGTAGAAGGGGATGAATATAATAAGATTTGCCCAAAATGTAACGGGCAGGGTATGATTAGCCGTATGGCTCCATTTGGCGAGATGTTAATTGCGCCGCCAGATCAGTTCAACCCTGCTGGTGATAAAGACATTACAGAGCCTATTAAGTTTGTTGCTCCACCGCTCGACGCACCTAAGATGCTTAGAGAAGAGGTTGAAAACAATATCAACAAGGCTAGAGGGCTTCTACACCTCAATACTACTATGGGCGAAGCTAAGGGCCGTGAAGACGCCACAGCTACAGCTAAAGCGCTTGATTTAAAGAATTTGATTTCGTTTGTAGCACCTCCATCGGGTCAGACTTGGCAGATTGTACGGTTTTTGTTCAAAATGACTGGCATTATGCGATATAAAAACCGCTTTAATATGCCTGACATCATCGAGCCTAAAGACTTTGATTTCAAAACGCAGTCGGATTACTTGGCAGACATCAAAGAGGCTTCAGAATCTGGTAATGTGCCGTACCCAGTTATTGCTGAGTTGCTTAGAATGTACATTAAGAGCGCGTTCCACGGTGAAAACTCAAGCATTAAGGTGCTCAACTTGCTCACTGACGCTGATAAACTACTTACGGCAAGCCAAGAAGACATTGATATGGGCGCTAGTAGAGGTGAGATTGAGCCTTGGCAGATCATCTTGCACCGTTCGGGGCTATCGTTTGTGTCAGAACTGGTACGAGACAACCCTGATTTCCTAGAATTGCCACTATCAGACCAAGTAGAGCAGCTTGAAGCGGTAGCAAGAGAAGCGGCCGAGTCGGCAAGAAACGCACAAGCACCTATAGCACCTCCAATTGACGTATAATAATGTCAGCGATTACTGAAAAAGCAGATAGGTTAGATACCGTACCGCAGGACTTCTACGACTCATTGGCTAAGTTCGAGCCGCGATTATTGGCAAAAATCAATTCCTTACTAGGCAAACTAGACATCAAGAACGACCGCATCAAGCCTACGGCGGGAAACCTAAAGACGGTTAATAGTATCTTAGGCGAGATACGCCGTTTCATGAAGACCGACAGGTACACCAACATTGTTAAGAACTTTGGTAGTGAATTCGACAAGCAAGCAAAACTAACCAAGCAATTATTCGAGGAAGAGATAGGCGATTTTAAAAGCACGCCAGCTAGTAAGGGTGTTTTTGAGAGCAGTCGCGACGCTTCATTATTATTGTTGGTTGGCGATAGCTTAAATAAGCCATTGTTTAGCCCTATAAAGGCGTTAATGGATAACGCGGTAAGCCAGAACGGACTATTAGAAGACCTCTTTGCTAATATGAGCGTTTTGATAACTGGCAACGATGATAGGCTAGGGGCTTTATCAAGCTACACAAGTAGAGAGAACAATATACGAGATCAATTCTCAACATCAGATAGAGAGTTTACACAGCAGAGCGCCAACCTACAGGGCGTAGAGTGGTATTTCTACACAGGAGGGCGAGTCAAGGACACACGCAAGTTCTGTGAGGCTCGGGACGGAAAGTATTTTCATAAAAAAGAAGTAGAGCTATGGGTTACAAACGAACAAAGAGGGGCAGGAAACCCCGATCCAAGTAAAAAGTGGCAAGGGCAACGGCCTTTAACCACCTCAACGACAATATTTAGCTTTTGCGGTGGGTATAATTGCAATCATTCTTTGATGCCTGTGTCTATTTTCAAGGTGCCAAAGAGCGTAATACAGCGGAATATTAACAATGGCAATTACACCCCAACACAAACCGAGATAGACGAGTTTGGGCTAGTGGCTTAAACCTTTACTTTAGGTAGACTTGCTAAGTATTTGATATTTAAACATGAATAAACTATATTTGTTATTATGAAACAGGTAAAAGTAATCAGAACAGACAAGGACGGCGCCGAGCGTATTATCGGCATCTCTGACCGTCTTGCTAATAACGCGGCTTATATGCACAAGCATAACTTGCGTTTAGTTCCAGCACTTAGTGAACCAGCAGTTAATCCCACGCCACCAGTTGCAGAGATAGAAGTAGATGTGGTAACTCCTGAATTCAAGGAAGAGATTAAAGACATTCGCGAGGACGTGCTAAGCATGGGAGTGGAAGAGCTTCAGGAAAAGTATGAGCGGGATGACTGGGTATCGCTTGCAAAGTCACTTTCATTGAAAGGCAACCATAGCAACACAGGGGAAGTGAAACTGATTACAAAGATTAAGGCAAAATTAACAGAATAATATGAGTGAAGCAGCAGTAAATTTTGTTAAGTACTTAGGTTTTGACTTAACAGACGAAACAACAGCAGACGACCTACAGAAGTGGGGGTCAGAAAACCTAATTAACGTGAAAGACGCGGGCGACCATAAGGTAGTGCGTGACTTAATCGGAAAGCGTTTGGGATCGAACCAGACGGCAGCAAAGAAAACCTTTAAGGATGCTGGCGTTGTATTTCCAGACGGCAAAGCAGATCGCTGGGAGGACGTAATGGAGTCGGGGGTACAATACTTTCAGAACCAAATTACGGAGCTTACAGGTAAACTTGAAGCGGCAAGCAAAGGCAACCCAGATCAAACAAAAGAATTCGAAGCTAAGATTGCGGAGATTCATGATTTAAAAAAGAATCTTCAAGACCTCACGAATATCAACACTCAGCTTAAGGGCACTATTGAGGAGAAAGACGGTTTGATTGCGGGGGCACAGAAAGAAAAAGAGTCGTTTATCTTTAATCAGTTGCGTAACGACGCACACGCAAAGCTAGGATTAGACCCTAACGCAAACAAATTGCAGGTAAAAGGGTTCTTTGCGGAGATGAACGAGACGTATAAGACTTCTTTGAAAAAGACGACCGACGATGAAGGCAAGGTTAGTTACGGCCTTGAGATCAGAGGTCTGGACGGAGAGTTGGTATCTGACCCTAAGAAGCACGGGGAATCGCTATCGTATACCGATGTATACAAGCAAGGAGCGGCAACGCACAAGATTCTCAAGATTAACGACGATGGCGGCAAGCCTGCTAGTAGCGGACTTGGAAACTTTAAGCCAGAGCGTAAGCCCGCAGGCAACAACGGGCAAAGCAAGAGTAATAAGCCGATCGCTACAGGCGGCGGTTTCAAGTATAGAAATTCTGGGCGATAGTCGTCTGGTTTACTGACAGACGTGTTATGTGCCTTGCTGATCGGGCATAATAGACAGCATTTTATTAAGGTGGCTCAATCTATTCAGGCCAAATAATGTGAATAGGTTACTTTTTAAAATGTTATAAACATGTCATATCTTTCAACGTTGTTGACGGCATGTCCTGATATTCAAGACGGTCTCGACAACTTATTTTCGACAAACGGCAGCGGTCGCGGTGTGATCGACGAACCAATGCCATTCCTTCAGTTCATTGTGAACAACACAGGGGGAGTAGAACAACTCGTACATCCAGGTCAAAACAAAGTTCGCCAAGTAGAGCTTTTGTATAACCAATTCATCCAAGAGGATCAAGTAACGACTCAATCATCTACTAGCTGTGTAGCTACTACAGAGCGTGGTGATTGTAACGAGACTTACACTATTGATCCAACGGACCGCCTCAATGTAGAGGAGTTGGTTTCTGAAGAGTCTCTCCGTGAGAACTGTAAAGACAACGCTACATACTTCCTTGAAGTGATCGAGCGTATGATTAACGCGATGGACCGCGCAGTAGCTACAAAGACTGCTAACGACGCGGTTGCTCTCTTGGGCGCATGGGGTGCTGACGTACAAAACGTTAACGCTGGCGTTCTTGAAGTAGAGACACTTCGTTCTGGTACAAGTGACGAGCTTGCTCCTTACGCAATGGAAGACATTGAGTTGGCTAAGAACATTTCATTGTTCAACCCTAACACGCTTATCGTAGGTGGTCAAGACCTCTACAAGTACTTCCGTCGTGTTGAGAACGGATGTTGCGCTAATCAAGGTGTAGACATCGGCGCTATGGTTGATGCATTCGGTTTTGCCGCTGCATGGGACAAGCGTGTTGTTGCTGCCGCTGGTGGTAACGAATTCTCATGGGCTGTACAAGCTGGAGCGCTTCAGTTGCTTCAGTGGACCAACTCAACATGGAAAGAAGGTGCGATTGAAGACATCCAAGCATCTGCTAACTACGTATCTATGGTGGTTCGTTCACCTAAGACGGGCGTACGTTACGACCTTAAGATCAAGGATGATTGTGAGAACTTGAGTTTCAACCTGTACTCAACTACTAAGGTTGTTTCTATGCCAGCCGATATGTTCCCAACGGGATCAGACTACGATGGCATCAACTTCTTCGCTCCTATTGAAGTAGTAAATACGTAATCTTTTTATCTGTTGCTTCGGTGGCTGGGCTAGGCTCTATGCTGAATCCAGCCACTATTTTCTTTTCATATGTGTTGGGATAACTTCATAGGCGTTGATTCTGTTTGCACTCCAATTTCGGAGTCAGGTTACAATTTCATTGATTTGGGCATTTCTCGTAGCGAGCTAGACTCGTATATTGGGGATGAGTTCGAAAGTGGGATTGAGCTAGCGCAGAACAAGGTTAGCTTTGCGGCTAAGTCTGTGCAGAACATCTTAAACACGCATTTCGGAGGAAAGTTTAAAACAGGATCGCTACTCAATAACACTAGAGTAGGTGTTTACCAAGACAATCTTATCCAAGACGCGGCGGTTACGGGTAGCCTTACGGGCATTCAACTCGAACTTTGCAATACTACCTCGTACTTAAACCTCAACCTAACGGCATTAACGCTGCTTGTAGACAATACAGGCGACGTAGATGTATTTGTGTATGACTTAGTACAAGATAAGCTATTAGACACGATTACAGTGAGCGCGGTAGCGGGAGAGAAAGTTAGGGTAACACTCAATAAGAACTACGCGGGGCTAAAGCAGCGACTTAACTTGTTTGTAGGCTATGATTCTAGTTTTGCGTCTTATCGTAGCACGGTGTACACGAACGGATGCGCGGGTTGTGGAGGCAGTTCATGGCGTTTTAGTTCTCAATATGTGAGAAACCAAGGCGGCACTATTCTAAATGCAGCTCAGAAGCTCGACCAGAACGTAACCAGCTCGAATAACACGGGCGGTTTGTCGGTAGAGTACAACGTAGCTTGCGACTTTAGTAACTGGTTGTGCAGTGTTAAGTATTCAGCGGCATTACCAATCCTTTATTTATCTGCTAAGATGATTATGGACTACGCTCTACAGCAAAAGCAATGGAATAGCAACACCTCAATTAGACGCCAAGACGTAGAAAAGCGTCGCGACCAGTACAATATGGAGTATGAGAAGCACATGGCGGGCGTACTTGCTACTATGAGTCCACCAAAGGACATAGTATGCTTTAGGTGCGACCAACCAGTTAAGACCACTTTGAAACTACCTTAATGTTTGATCTTAATGACATATTAGCGGCGGTTAATTCAGCGTTTAAGGACGCTGCCAATGACACTCTTGCGGCGGCAAGCGAGCGCATATTCATTGAAGGGAAGAACGCTAAGGACTCGAAAGTAGGAAGTTACAGCACAAAGCCATTTTACGCCAATGCTAAAACCTCTCCGCGTGCGACCAACGGCACTGGTAAGACTGGAAACCCTGTTCAGGGTGGTTATTATGCTGGCGGTTACCGTGAGTATCGCGCACAACAAGGAAGAGAAGCGGGGTTCATCAATTTTAGATTAAGCAACAGTCTACAGTCGGACTTCAATAACTCGGAGTCTGGATTTAAACTCAATCAAACGGGCGAGCTAGAGTACAGTATTGTAATCAATCGTCCTGAGAACATCGAAAAGATCAAAGGGCAAGAGGCGCGATTTGGAACCATATTTACGGGTTTCACCAGTGCCGAGGAACAGCTAATGGTTGATTCATTCAATTTCAACATTAAAAACAAAATACAATCGCTATGAGTATAGTAATCACAGACGAAGGCGCGGCGGTTCGCATTACGGGGCTTGGCAGAGATGGAGATAAGGACGTTGACTTTACTAAAGATGACTTAAGTTTAACTGTCGATGATGATCGCGTAGCGGTATCAGACGGCCGAAACTCTTACGTTGTTGTCTACACTGACGTAACAACCCCAGCAGGATTGACAAGCGCTGAAGATTTGCGCGACTTTATTAACGGTCTTCTGCCTACTGGTGGTGGCGGCGGTGGTGGTGACGCTACAGCGGCCAACCAAGCTACGCAGATTTCACTAGCCACGGACACCAACACTAAGCTCGATACACTTATTGCGGCTCAGGTTGCAGGTTCTATCACTAGCGGGTTTAAGGACGTTGCTACGGCGGGAACTGCTGAGGCGTTGGGCGCTAGTACGGCAATCGTTGAGGTTATTGTCACGGCTAAAGAAGCTAACACAGGCACTATCTACGTTGGTGGAGCTGGTGTCGCAAGCACCAACGGCACTCCGCTAGAGGCCGAAGAAGTGGCTATTATCAGCATTGATGATTTAGCTAAGGTATTTATTGATTCTGACTTTAACGGTGAGGGTGTAACTTTTAACTACTTGGCATGACAAACGTAATCAAAAAGCCTACACTACAAAGGACGCTAAAACGCGGCAATGAGAGTGTAGACCAAAACATTATACTAAGCGACACTACAGAGTTTCGTATAGGGTCAACCGCTGGAAACGTCATTAGATACGACAGCGGCGTTAAGATCGAGGCGGGAGCTACGAACGAGACCATGCTTATTAGTTCCGATGGAACCATGACCGTCACGGCTGGCGGGTCAGGAACTACTTTCACCACTGATGTTTTAGCCGAACAAGGATATTCACTTGGAGTTAACCTATTTATCCATGCTACTCATGACGGAAACAGAGACAACGACACAGCTAGAAACACCTTTATAGGTCAAGGGTCGCCCACTGGGTGTATATCAGGCGGTTCGGGTGACGGAGAAGAAAACACCACTCTAGGCTTTAATGCTGGTACGAATTTAACGCAGGGTAAACAAAACACTTTTATAGGCGCCTTGTCAGGCGACGGCATCACCACCACTGATAGAAACACGGCTTTAGGGGCGTTTTCTTATGGCGCAAGTTCTAACACAGGTTCTAGTAACACCAGTATAGGTTATGCATCTTTCACTAGTAGTAGTTCAGGTACGGAAAACTCATCTTTAGGCTCACAGTCGGGGATTAATGTTACTGGTGGTAATGGAGTCCTTAATATTGGTGCTTGTACGGGAGCGACTTCGTCAGGTTCTTACAGTCACTCAGCAGCATTAGGTAGAAACGCTAGGTACAGTGATAATAATCAGTTTGTAACGGGGTCTTTCACAAACGGCGCTAAGTTCATCAACTATTACTTCGGTGGAGGTATTGAGAATACTTCACTTGACATTAACGGTGTGAGCTTCCGTTTGACTAGCGTATCGTCAGGTGTTACAGATGAATCCGCTGCGAACTATGATTACAAATTCTACGCTGCGGCTGGTACGGGTACTGGTCTTGGTAGCGGCTTTAAGTGGTTTGTTGCTCCAGCGAGCACAACGGGATCGACTCAGAACACGTTTATAGAGGCTATGTCTATCGCTCAAGATGGTGAGCTTCAAGTGTCTGGTATTGCTTATCCTATGAACGATGGATCAGTGAATCAAATGCTTATAACAGATGGAGCTGGTCAGTTGTCTTTTGCTGATTCAGCTATCATTAATAACATTGTCACAGCACCCAACCTAACAACTGATGAGGATGATTTTGCCCCAGCTGGTTATGCAACAGCAAGCATCATTCGAATTAACACTAATAGTAATAACAATGAAATACGGGGATTTCCTGCTCCACCCGCAGGTGTTAATCGTGTTATTGGATGGTGCAACATAAACGGGGCGTCGGCTGATATTCGTTTCGTACACAACGCAGCAACGAGCAGTGCGGCCAATCGAATTTTATTAAGAGACAACGGAAATAAATCCATCAAACCTAACGAAACCGCATGGTTTTGGTATGATCACATTGATTCAAGATGGAGGCCATATAACCGAATAGGATAGATATGAAAATTTACATTGAAGACGGGGAGACAGTTCCCGCAGTTATAGTCTTGAAGGATTCTGAACCGATGCCCGATGGTTACGCAGAGGTTAATTCGATTGATGGTGTAGCTAAATACGGCATGATGGCCGTAAATGTTTACACTGCTGGATGGATAGATAAACGATGTGTTCGAGAAAAGCTGAAAGAAGTAGTGTACAATAAAATGCAAGTAACATCACCTGAACATATTGAACAAGAAGCTAAATGGAATCTACTAACATCTGAAGAAAAATCAATCGCTGCCCATTGGTTTTTGGTAACCAAAGAGGATTTTCTTTTAGAGGTGGTCAACGATTTTAGGTATTGGTCCATAATGGCAAAAGAATACAGGGATTGGACAATGGAGTCTCGCAGACTGAGATTGAATTTGATGGAGGCGATAGTTTTCCTTAGGGTATCTGATTTGTCTTACGCCAAAGATATTCTTGCTAGCCTCACGCAAATCATGAAGGATACCGTGATTGAAGTTGATGATGTTACTAATGTTCTGAATAGCACAGTTAGAATCAAGCGGTTAACTCGTATGTATGTTAATGGATTGGAATCTTTGGAGGATGATGGTGTTATTGCAATCAAAGATTATATTGACGAAACATCAGGCACTCCCTTTCAAAACGGTAACGGTTTCCGAGGGCTTAATGCTTCAAAGTTTAGACTGGGACACACGCCAGATACAGTTGCAGATGAGCTATTAATGATTATTGATGGAAGTTATTAAAATTCTTTTCCTATGGTTGACTAACGGTTCAATGACTATCGGAGGCACTAGGGTAGACTTTACTACTAATGGTTTCGCCCAAAATAGTTATTTTAGCCAACAGACAAAGGACGAAATTATAGAGACTTTATCTAAGGGTAATTACGAATTTAGCGAAGACGAAGATTAACAAAACAACAGCAACAGATGAAAACTTTTGAAAACAGACAAACGGAAATTCACTACGAGGGTGAACAAGAAAAGCTCAAATTCTCGCATTTAGCGGGGCAGTTACTAACAATCACTCCTGCGGGCGGAAAGTGGCATCCTAACGAGATGCGTTTACGCTTTAAGATTCAGGACAAGCTAGTGGCTGGCGTAAATGATGAAACAATTGAGCTAGAAGACGCTGAACTAGACAAGCTGCATGAATTGTCACAGGACGGCTTTAACTTTGCCCATAAGGATATACTAGCGTTTGCCGATCACTTAGAAGAATTGAAGAAAAGTTAACACATTGTTACAAGACATTCTGACATATTACAATAATCTGCTCTATCAAACAGGTTTTTTTGAGGCGAACTTCGACTTAGCCGAACGCGTTTGCGATGGGAATAAGGAGTGGTATGCGGTGTATCACTCCGATTCTCAGTATGCGTTTAGTAATCAGGACTTTTCTAATTACCGAGGGATTAGTTACTGGTTCTTGAACAACAATGTTCAAAACAGACCACAGCCACACCCACAGCAGGCGGGTAAATGGCTTAATAACTTGACTATTCCTGTAGGTCTGGTGTGTGTTATACCTCGTGACCTCATCGAAAACGACTGCTCTACTACTACTTTTGGAGTTATGCAGACGATTACCAAGGCTATTATTACGAGTAACAAGGCTTTAAAGTCCTCAATTGGCGCTATTTCGGTAGAGTATGGGAACCAAAACTGGATTACAGACCGTAAAAAAATACTAGACAAGCAATACAAGAACGTAGGTCCAGTAGATGTTGACTATTTATACCACTATTTTCAATTAGATTTTAACATTAACGTCGCAATACCTACCGATTGCTTGGAGGATATTTGCGCTTAAAACCACTCATCATGTCGCGTGAATCAGAAAAAGCAGCATTAAAGACAGAGCTAGAAGATTTAGCGGATCAATTCGACGCCGAAGAAATCGACCAAGAAACATATTGGACGGAACGCGCTGCGGCGGTTGACCTTTACTTGGGCATTACTACACCTGGAAACTCGCTACCATGCGGAGGCTCAAGATAGGCATACCAGAGATATTGATGCTCTTAACTACCGCGCTATTTATCGGCGGGTACTATGCACAAGAGTTATTTGAGATGGGTTCATTTGAGCGTGCAGCGTTTTTAATAACGTCTGAGCGCGTTTCTATAGCTCTTGCGATACTTGCTAACATGTTGGTGATTAAAACACGCCTATCGCGCTCTATTGCCCTCGGTGTGTGTGGCTTTGTTATTGGCGATCAATATACTATCTGGATGTACCACGGTGACTATGGTTCTATTTGGACGTCGGTGGGCGTTATGGTGACCATTGCAACCTTCGAAACACTACGAATTGCACGACTAAAAAAGCGGAAAGATGATAATAGTTGATAAAGTTATTGAGGGGTTGAATAGCATTGCGAACGATCCTGAGCAAATTTTTTATCTCGCTGGCGGTGTGGCTAGTCCTATTGTCGCTGAACAGATTCCAAGTACCGAGGGCTGGCCTTGGTGGAGTTCGTTTCTATTGGCCGTCGGGTGGTTGGCATTGGCGTACATGCGAAGCATTCTTAAACACAAGCGTGAAGTGCAGCGCATCCGCGAAGAGGTAGAGAAGGAAATCGAGGACGAAAAAAAGTAGTCTATCGTTTGCGTCGATTCGTCGAAAAGGCAAACGAATACGCTTTTACACCTATTCTATTGTCCATGAAATTGGGTAGCTTTGTACATGCTACCTAAGAGACAACGTTTACTATTTGCGGTTTTAGTTGTCACGGCAGTTTTGCTCAAGAGGCCGTATTTACTACTACTATTCATGCTCTACTACTTGGATGATATTTACTGGGTGCTTAGGCCGTTTTTTTAGTGATCTCATTCTTTTCTAGTTTAGGCATTTCGGAACTGAACGCATTAAGGCTTTCAGCCAAATTTTTACATGCGTTTCCCAATAAACCCATTCCCTTTTCAAAGTCACGACTCAAGCCGTAGTATGCCTCTTGTAGTTTTCTTTCATATCTCAATGATTAAAGTTTGCCATTCGTTTCATGTGTCTTCCTTCTGGGCTTTTTCTCCACTGCTCAATACGATCTCTTTCGAGTAGAAAGTCTTCACAGGCAATAACGTAATCAACAGGGGCAGACTCACTAGCTTCCATCAGGATTGCGTTAGGCCATCTCTCCATAGCTTTCTTCCAGCGCTCTAGTAAGTTCTCTGAATCAATAGTACAGATTCCTCCACGTGCGCTTGGGTGTTCTATTTTGAAAGGTAGGTGTTGTGTTGTTAGTTCTTGTGGGGTCATGAGTGTTGTTTTAGTTGTTTGTATCTATCAGCAAACATACAACTATTTCCGCAAACCGCAAAACAAATTGCAAATATTTTTTACCTTTCTTATTATATATAGGTATAGTGAAACTTTTTTCAATATTTTTTACAAAACAATTTGCAGAATAGAAAAATAGTGCTACATTTGTAAACAGATAACAACAACTAAAACGCAATACGATGAAATCACAAATCACAACACTAGCAAACACGTTATTCAAGTTGCCAACATGCGCAACACGAACAGCAGCCTTCAGATTAGCTTGGCGCATTTACAAGCTCTTACAGGCGTTAAAAAACAACTGGGTGTATCTTACCTTTCAAAAACTAAATGAAGAGCCTACAACGCGCTGTATTGAGCCTGACGCTATTGATTTGTCAAAACTAGGTTCATCATTAGTATTCAGACAATCAAACGGTGAGTATAGATCATTTAGATTGGAGAAC